GATAGTCTTGGAAGAGTTATTGCAATCTCTCTTTCTAATTCTGGTTGTTGTTGAATCCTTGCCAAAAATTTCTGCATTGGCCCATAAGCCAATGGAACTTTCATTGTACTGACATTTGTTCCACTCGCATCGGTGTGTTTTATATTAATATTATTAAAGAGAGTACCGAATCCGATAACTGTCTTTCTTAATATTTCATGATAGAAATAAGTACCTAACATATCAAAGCTTTCTAACTATTTAGAATGTACCGAAAGGATTGCCTTCAGAGAAGTCCAAGATGGCATCGGCCTCCACCTCGAAGTCTGCATTATCATTGTATTGATTTGCATTATATTGATCATTTGGATAATCATTTGGAGTATCATAATCCACAGATAGTATTACATATTCTGCACCAGATTCAAGACCTTGAATCTTTTCACCGACTTGGAATTGCATCTTAGTCAACATGCTAACATCAAGAGTTCGAGATCCAGCATCCCATACTTTAACTCTTGCAGTCTCTGAAGAATCAGATGATACTTGAACTATCTCATTAAAGATATAATTACCATCTGCGATTGTAGTAGCTGCACCAATTGAAATTGTTGGTGCAACAGTATATCCAGCACCAGCGTTACTAATTCTAATCGCACTAATACTTCCACCAACCATCACTGCCTCAGCAGTTGCATCAGTTCCTCCTGATGGTGCGGTAGAAATCGATACATTTGGAGTTGTTGTATAACCTGATCCACCAGTGGTTATGGTAACAATACCTACAGAACCTAGAGTAGTGATGCCAGCAGTCGCTATACCAGTGCCTGGCACGGTTACAGTGGGTACTCCTACATAATCACCGCCTGGGTTGATTAAAAGAATTCGATCAATAGATTTCGCAGTTCCGATACCAGATCTTGATGTCATGATTGCAACAGCAGTTGCATCTACGCCAGGTGATGTACTGATTGAAACAGTGGGTGCGGCAAGATATCCGTAACCATCATTCTGTAAAAATATTTGTGTCACCGCACCAAACGCTAATGTTGTATTTGCGGTTGCAGTGCTACCAATACCTGATAAAACTAATCTTGCAATATACCCATCTGTTTGAACAACTGAATCAATTGTATTGACATTTGTATCAATAACCTCATCTTCATATTCAAAGACTTCACATGTGAGTTGATAAGTATAATTCTTTCTTAACTGGTAGTTTGGTTTTTCAAATTCAACATATTTAATTTCAAATAATTTTTTACCTAACGGAGAAAATAACAAATCACCTTCTCTTGGACGATTTGATATCTCATAGTCATCTTCTTGTTGTTCTAAAAAAGGTGCAACAGACTCTTCAAATCTCTCTCTTGAGATTACAAAGGTTGCTTCGGTTGTTACTCTAACACCAAATTTTGTGAGTATATCTCCTTGTCCAGCATATCCATCAACATTCATCAAATATGCTTCAAGAGGAAATGCCTGATCGAATCTAGATTCTGTTACCTCTCTCATAATTGTTGATGATGTCATCAACTTACGAGGAATATAATGGCACTCAAGGCCATACATCCTTAATTGTTCATTAATTAAGTCTTGTACTAAACCTTGTTCTCCTTGAGAACCCTGTAGAAAAAACGGATTTAACATTATCCAATCATATCAAGTGGAGGCATCTCATAATCACTTGACATCTTGGCTCTAATTTCATCAAGTTCTTTCACACCATCATCATAAATTTGACGACCATTAAGTTGAATACCGCCAGGCAACTGAACTCCTTGGAATTTAATTAAGTTTTGTCCCCACTGTTTTTTACATAACGCAGTAAAATATCTCTTCAAGAATGGATCATTATAGACTCTTGTAAAATCATTTGGATCTAATATTCTAAAACAATCAATTACAAAGTAATCGCCTGCATTTATAACATTGAAGTCACCATCAATGTAAAGACGATCTTGACGAATATTAAATCTAAATCTCATATCTGGATTTAACAAGAATGTTATATCCTCAAGATAAGTTTGAACCATTGAATATTGAAGAAGATCAATTGATCCAAAAGCATATAGATCATTTAAGAATAACTGATAACGAATATTGAATAATCCATCATAAACGGTATCTGATCTAATTTTAAATATTTGATTGACTCCGATTACAGATGGTGGCATCTGTATATAATTCTGATTTTCCTCTAAATCAAATGTTGTTGATAAACCAACTGTCGATGTTGTAGTAGTTGTTGAAATGCCAAGACTTGTACCACCACCCTTCGCACGACCTCTATCGACATCATCTTGAGTGATTTCATATTTTAAGTACATCCTCATTATGCCGTCATAATGTCTCTCTTGATATACTTGTACAGCATCATCTAATAGATCTGAGAACTGTTCATCTGCAACGTTAATTTCTAAGACAGGAAAACCAAGCTGTCTCTTTGCGTAATCTATTAAACCATCTCTAGAACTTGGTTGAGCCATTATTCACCTCTAAGTTGAAATACCTGTTCTGACAAGCACATTACCTTCTATAATTTTAAAGAAAGTAGAACCAGAACTTACATTAATATCATATAGATATCTGCCTTCAGACAAATTTCTAGTGACAGTTGAACCCATAGAAAGAGTTACTCTTCCATTTGTGTCTCCAAGTGTTACACCAAAAGTATTTGCAGTTCCAATTGCAGACTTCTTCATATTACTTCTTCCTGTATAGTTAGAAAAATCTATACTAGAACCAGCAGAAGTTTTAACCGTAAACGTAGTGTTAAAATCTGCACCAGAAAACATGGTAAGATTTACACCATATGGAACAGCGACATCTGGATCAAAAGTGATTATCTGTTGTTGTGCCATTTTTCTAATTATTTAGTTTTTGAACAAGAGTAGATAAAAGACCCTTAATATCCCCCAATTCACTCTTTACATTATCAAGATCTTCTTTCATTTGATCTAACTCATTATTTTTGGATTCGACTTCTTTTTTACGTTGCATATATGCAAGATATGCTTTTTTATCTTTGTTAACAATCGCTGTGGATTCTGAATCTCGATAGAGTCCAGATCTACCTTCAACTGGAATGTGATTTTTCATTATGCAACTGCGATGGCTCTAAGTTCTTTGATGAATGGTGGTTTTGCTTGATCAGTTCCAACCATATCAATTTTAATTTGGAACTTAGAAAATGGTGGTAACTCTCTTGAACTGAAAGTATAATCTTTAAATTCAGATCCAACTGAAGGAGTTACTTGATCATCAGGTCTTCCACTATTGTTAGAGATGTTAATTACTTTTCCATTTTGATCGATATTATCAAAGCCTGGGAATAATTCAAAATCTACTTCCATACTATTTTCACTTGATCCTTCTGCAATAGTTTTAAAGAACACACGAATGTCAGCACCTGATCTTACATACGCAGCAAACTCAACTGTTATGTCAGTTGCTGGATTATCTAATTGAATTAAATTAGAAACATATGTTGATGAACAAGGATCTTGACCAGTTTCATTTACTCTACTATCAGTTGCAAAGTTTGATACTGGACTATTAATTCTATTAGTGGTCAAGACTGTACTGACTCGATCCAAATCAACAACAGGAGAAACATTTGGATTATCACTCGTCATCAAGACTTCAAATGTTAATGATTTATTGCCTGGCAAATCAGATAATTGACGATCTTCGTTCACCTTAGATGCAACCATTCGTGGAGACTCAAAGTGAGTTTGAGCGTTAAGTGATACAGGTTCAAATCCTTGATCAGCAAATGATTGTTCAGATCCATCAACACTAGTTGCAGATATAGTTCTTACACGACCACCAACAGATGTTCCTGGCGGTGTCATTGTGGTTACGTTTGGTGTAATAGTCTCAAACTGTATATTTTGTGTTGCGGTTACATTTGTTCCACCACCTCGTTTTGTGGATGAGAAGAAACGATCTGGTTTTGTACCACCACTTCTATCCTCACCATTAGTATTCATATCAACTTTAATATGATAGAAATCTAAATCTTTATTATTTGGAACAGTTACTGTTGGACTATTCATATCATGTTGTTTATTAATTCTTCTGAGAGACACTCCACTAAATTCATATTTTCTAATTATATCACCTGATGAATGACTAGATTGTGTTGTATTATCAATACCTCTAGTTGTAACACCAGTAATCGATCCATCTGCAACTCCAGTATAAGATAATATTTCATTACCTATAATTGCGTAGCCATAATTAGTTGTTCCAACACCAACTCCTTCAAATGTAGCAAAGTTGGATGATGATACAACTGAAATATCTGATGTTGCATCAGTATCAAAGTCTGCACTTAATTTAGTATCAGGAACATCAGATTGAACGTTAGATATTTTAACTAAGTTATTAAAAGCATGTAACGCATGAGATCGATGATTAACCTTGAAATGTAATCCATCATTAGTTGAATCGACATCAAAACTTGCAATAGTAGCTCCACTTCCAACTGTTTTTCCATCTATTCCAATGAGAGTTGATCCATTATTGTATCCAAGTGTTCCTACTCCTGTGACAAATGATCCTTGAATATTATCAATTATAACACTGTTTACCGCAGTAATTACTCCAACGGATATTACAGCACCACTTCCATTTCCGAGACCTAAAGTTCCA